CGCTCGGGGAACGTCGTGGTGGCGGGCTGGATGAGGATCGCCGGCAGGTTCGGGGCGTAGACGACCTTGTCGTAGACCTGCGTGTCGCGGCCGGTGAAAGCCGCGTCCAGGGTGGTTTTGATCGCGTCCCGCAGCCGGCGGAGCGACGTCACGCCTCCTTCCATGGGTCTCCTACGTGTCGGGGGGGAACGGCCGCAGGAAGTTCCCCAGCAGCTCGACCACGTCGACGTCCCGGCGGGTGATGCGGACCGGGCCGAAATCGCCGACGCCGGCGATGCCGAACGGGGCGTCCTTGCGGCGGAACAGCGCCGCCGCCTTCANGACGGCGGCTTGGACGATGTCGTCGGGCACCTGCGACCAGCCGTGGTAGGCGGTGATCCGCAGCGCCGGGGCCTGCACCCCCACCGGGAAGGAGCGGCCTCCGGCGGCGGCGATGCGGGTCCAGGAGTAGGCGCCGCCGGCGGCGTCGGCGTTCAGAGGTTCGAGGGTGTAGTCGGACGGGTCCCACGTCTCCCACCCGCCGCCGGTCAGGGTCTGGACGACCAGGTCGCTGGCAGAGCCGATGTCGTGAACGGCGACCAGGTCGGGTTCGACTGGCCGGTAGTGGTGGACCGTCGGGGCGGGGTCCAGCCAGAACTTGCGGCCGCAGTACCGCTCGATCGCCCGGCAGGCGGCGTTGATCGCCCGCTCCAGCAGCGTCTCATCCAGCCGCTCGTGGGAGTCTTTGAGGTGCTCCCGCAGGTCCTCGATGGTGCAGTACGGGTTCTCCAGCGGCACCGGCTTCACCCCCGCCTAAATGTGGACGATGGTCACTGCGGCGTCGGTGCCGGTGAGGGTGACGTGGATACCGCCGATGCACTGGGCGTCGTGCAACCGCCCCGACGAAACCGACAGCGGCCCGACTGTCGGGTCGGCCTTCAGCGTCAGCACGAGGGTGCCGGACTGGCCGCCGGCGCGGACCTCCACGGAGGCGACGTCCGAACCGGCGGTCAGGATCACGTTGCGCAGGTAGGAGGTGCTGGTGGTGACGTCGCCGGTGGCGGTGACGTGGGTGATCCTGGACGGTCTCACCCTGCGCTCCGGTTGGCTGCGCCGCGGTGCCGCCGGTCAGCGGTGGTCCGCTTGGACCTGGCCGGCTTCTCCTCCTGCTGTGGTTCGGGTTCCTCATCGAGGGGGGTGAGGATGCCCGGGGCGTCCCGGTTGATCCAGGCGGCGTCCTCACGCGACAGATCCACCTGGGTGCCCGGCTCCCACGGCCCCCACGACCTGCCGTCCCGCAGCGAGTGGTAGCGGCCGGTGACCTGGTAGCGGGCCATCAGGACTGATCTCCCACCATGCCGTACCAGCGGACGCCGTCGCACCACACCATCGCCGCCTCGTCCTGGCCAGGGGTGACGATGGTGGCGCCGGTGGCGTCGCGGATGGTCAGGTCCTCGGCGCCGTCGGCGGTGTTGGAGATGAACAGGTACACGCCCTTGCACGCGGACGCGGGCGGCAGGTCGACGTTGCGGGCGGATCCGCCCGGGTCGAACGCCATCGCGTTGTACGTCTCGATCTCGGCGACGGTGATGACCCGGTTGCCGGTCAGTGTTTCGGCGGTGGCCACCGACCAGCGGCTGGCCCGCCCCGACGGCCAGGTGGCGATGCGTTCCCTCGCCATGTGTCCTCCAATGCAGGGCCCGGCGCGTGCCGGGCCTGGTCACGTTCGGTCAGGGGGGCGGCCCCGCGGGGTGCGCGACGGCGCCGCGCGCACCCCGCGGGGCCGGGTGTCTTCCGCCAGGGCTGGGGACCGGAGAGGAGGACCCTGGCGGAAGCTCCGTCAGCCGAGGTCGATGTTGTAGATGACGTCGGCCCACTCGATGCCGGAAGCGGCGCCGGTGGGGGTGTAGCGGCCGAAGCCGACGCGGGTGGAGTAGACGATGCGGGTCTGGTCGGTGGAGGGGATCCGCTCCACCTCGGTCTGCATCTGCCGGCGGGTGCCGATGACGCAGCCGCGCCGGTTGAACGCCACCAGCTGGCCCTTGGTGTTGCTGGCCGGGGTGTTGGCGGACACCTTGCCGTCGGTCTCGGTCTTGGGCACGTCGATGCTGGCGATGAGCGGGTGGTTGAGCACCCGGGCCTGCTGGCCGGTCAGCATGGTGGCCCGCTCGCCGATCTTGTCGACCGTCAGCGCCTCGTCCAGGAAGGACACGGCGTCGGCGGTCTCGGGGTCGGCGAGGTAGACCAGGTCGTCGGGGTCGACCGGGTGGGACCAGTCGTGCTTGTTGGCCGTATCCAGCATGCGGCCCTTCTGGGCGCGGAACATCTCGATGCTGACCGGGCCGCCCAGGTTGCGGGAGTTGCCCGTGTTGTCGACCAGGCCGGCGTGCCGCAGCCCGTCGAACGCCAGGTAGTACATGGTGTCGGCGGGGTCGGCGTCGTCGGAGTTGATGTTGCCGGCGGCGGCGTTGGTGGTGTCGCCGTTGATGATGATCGAGTCCATGTGGTGCGCCCAGGACCGGGTCGCCTCCTCACGGAGGTAGGGGAGGAAGGGGATGATGGAGTCCTCCTCCAGCTCCCCGGACCACACCTGGTGCATCAGCAGCTTCTTGGCGTCCACCTGCACCCGGTTGGACCCGGTCTTGGTGGTGCCATACGGGGTGAGGAACGCGGTCGCGCCGGTGGACTCACCCACGTAGGACACGGTCGGCAGGGTCGCCTCCACGGGCAGGTAGGCCGTCGGGGCGTCCATTTCGAAGCTGCGGATCAGGCTGAAGACGCGGGCCATCGCGCGGGCGCCGCGCCACAGCTCCTGCACGTACTGGGCGCCGACCAGCTGCTGGCCGAAGCCGGACTCGGCGGTGTCCATGGCGCGCACGGCCCGCTCATAGCCCTCGGGGCTCAGCCGTCCGGCGCGGAGCATGTCGGCCAGCTGCCGGTGGCCGGTGGAGCGGATGACCTCGGTGTCCTCGTACCGGCCCTCGGAGAGGGCGGCGAAGGTGTTGCGCAGTTCCTCCGAGGGGCCCTTGGACAGGCCGGACCGCTGCGCGGCCGACAGGATGTCGTAGGCCATCTCCACGTCGGCGACGGTCAGGCCGAGCCGGCCGTACTTGCCGCCGACCTTGGGCCGGGGCTCCTGGGTGAACTTGATCTTGCGGGCGAACGTCTCGTCGGCGAGCAGGTTCGGCAGCGCCTCGCGGATCATCTGCTCGATCCGGGCGTCCGACAGCTGCTCGGACACCTTGGTGTCGATACCGTCCAGGCGCTGCCGGATCTCCGTCGCGAGCGCCTCCAGCGTGGTCCCAGTCACTGGGCATCCTCCATCAGTCGGTCGAAGGCTGCGAGGAGGCCCCGCGCAGCTTCGTCGTCGACGCCCTCTTCGGGCACCGGGGATTCGGGTTCGGGGTCGGGTTCCGGCGCGGGAGCCGGGGATTCGGGTTCGGGGGGCTCGGGGTCAGTGGTGTCCCGCCACCAGCCGCGTTCGATGCCGTAGCGGCGGAGGGTTTCCAGGGCGGCCTCGTCCGGGTCGGTGATGACCACGCCGAGGGCGTCGGCGAGGCGTCCGAGGCCGATGCTGGTGATCGCTTCCCGCAGCACCGTCCGGTTGAGTTCCTCGGCGCTGGAGCGCGCAGGCTCCGGCTCGGGCGCGGGCTCTGGTTCGGGTGTCGGCTGGGGTTCGGGTGCGGGGGTGGTGGGGGCTGCGGCCAGGTGCCGGGCCAGGCACACGCCCAGCTGCAGCGGATCGGCCCGCCGCAGCAGGTCCTCGCTCACGCGGACGGTGCGGGTCAGCGTCACCTGATCCCGCTCCACCTGCACCTGCGGGTCCAGCGGGGCGGTGAGCAGGTCCCGCAGGGACGGTCCGGCAAGCAGCTCCCAGGCGCGGCCGGACTCCACGACGGCGTGGGGGTCCATCGGGACGGGGACCGCGGAGACTTCCAGCAGCTCCCACTCCTCGGCGACGCCGCCCTGCCAGTAGGAGCCCTTGTCGTCGGCCCACTTGGTGACTTCGAAGCCGATCGAGACCGCGTTCAGAAAGCCGCCGCGGTACTTGCGCTCGACCTGCTGGGCGAATTCGTCGTCGGGGTCGAACTCCACACCGATCCGCAGCTTCGTCCCGACGATCTCCACCTCGGGGGCCCGGCCGATCGGCAGGTCCTGGCGGGACCAGTACCGGTGCCCGTACCCGAAGATCGGGTTGGCCCGGTACCGCTCCAGCTTCGCCCCGGACATGCGCAGGTCGATGCCGTCGCCCTTGACACCTTCGGTCGCGGCGACGAAGCGGAGCAGCCCGTCACCGGAGTCGGCGCGGTCGACGTAGCCACGCGTGTAGTGCATCGCGGTTCCTTTCGTGGCGGACGGCCGGGCTGGTGCGGGGGTCCCCGGAACACGCCGAAAACTTCGAATGTTTGTTCGAAAACGTGGTTTAGTGCGGGGAAACGGCGCTGTTTTTCAGGAGTGGTTCTTCCAGGAGTGGCCGTTCACCGCCGCCGCGGCCGGCGGGCGCCGGGTGAGCGCCATCAACAGCAACCGGGCATCCTCGGCCTGGCTGCCGGTGTCGTCTTGGGCATCGTCCTGGCCGGCGTCCCCGCCCCCACCATCGCCGCCACCGCCGCCGGGTGTGGAGGTGGCGTCGGCGACGGCGAACTTGTTGACCGGGCACCACCACACATCCCCCCAGGGGACGGGCGGCTCGCCGTTCTCGCGGCGGACCTCGTTGATGGTCTTGCGGCCGACCTCGATGGCCTGCCGCTCCCGCGCCCACTGCTCCGAGGCCGACTCCTGCAGCTCCGGCACATCCCGGTAGTCGTATTCGCACGAGTCGGGGCCGCGGCCGGGAAACCGGGGCAGCAGCTGCTCGGCGATCTCCGCGGCGCGCAGCTGAGAGTCGGGCACCAGCGTCAACGTCCACAGCGCCTTCAGCAGCTCGCGGACGTTGGCGAGGGTGGCGTACTCCATGTCGTTGAGCAGCGGCGAGGGGATGCCGTAGGCGTTGGCGACCTGCCGCAGCGTCAGGTTCAGCCCGCCGAGGAACTCGGCGTCCTTCGGTGTCACCCCCAGCTCCTTGAGCTGGGCCTCAAAACGGAGCACCGACCAGCGGTGGGCCTTGTCGGCGCCGGTCCACCGGCGGTCCAGCAGCCGCTCCAGTTCCTGGGCCTGCTCGGGGGTGAACACCACCTTGTCGGTGGTCGGCACGATGAGCCCGCCGGCCATCAGCCCGTTGGTGAACAACCGCTGGTTGGCCTTCATCATGTCGCTGCCGGTGTCGGCAGCCAGGCGGGCCGCTGCCAGCGGCGACAGCGGCGAGAACTCATCGATGAGGTTCGGGTAGCGGAACCAGACGACCTCATCGACGTCGAACGCGATCGACTCACCGGCCACGATCGGGTCGTAGATGAAGCCGCGCAGGTAGTTGTTCTCGTCCGGGACCGGCCGCACCCTCGACGGCTTCATCCACCAGATCTCCCGCGGCACGCCGTTGGCGTCACGCTCGATCGCCCAGTACGACTCGCCCCAGATGCACATGGACAGCTCGTCCATCCACGCCAGCCGCCGGGGGGTCCAGTACGGGTTGACGTGGCGGAGCAGGTCGTAGGCCGGCCCGGAGGTGATCTCCTTCCTCGCCGGGCCCTCCCCGCGGTACAGCCGCAGCCGCAGCCCCGACATCAGCCGGGCCCGCAGCGTCGCCGCCGAGTAGATCTGGTTGGAGGTGACGACGTAGTTCTCATACGACTCCGGGCTGAACCGGGAGTCGTCGTGGCCGTCCCGGGCATCGAGCGGCCACACCGCGCCCTTGCCGACCGGCCACGCCCGCTCGCCGGGCTGCTTGGTGAGGGCGGCCTGGATGCGTTCGACGAGCCCCATCAGCCGTCCTTGGTGCCGCGAGCGGTGCGGTAACCGATCACACCGGCTGTCCACACCCACGCCACCGCTGTCCACACCGCGCCGATGGTCTTGCCGATCAGCCAGCCGACCAGGAACGGCACGACCATCAGCAGCGTCAGCACGACCTTGACCGGATCGAGCTGCCGGGCCTCCTCCCGCACCTGGTCGGCCACCCGGCCGGCCCGCGTGAACACCGCAGTCGCCATGACCCCGTCCCTCCCTTCTATGCCATGAGGGACCCGGTCATCTGAATCGGGCCGCTGGTGAAAAGGCCGTGCTCGATCGCGTGGGCGCGGGCCTCATGCGCCAGCACCGCGGCGACCGCACCGTCGATCCACTTGCCCTCGCCGCGTTTGGCGAGCTTGAGGTAATGGGTGGCGATCGTCTCGTCCTCACCCGGCCGGTGTTTCTTGCGGTTCCCCTTGACGATCACCGCGTTCTTCACATGCCGGGACAACGTCGGCGACCCGTCGTGGATGATCTCCCCGTCGCCGAACGCCGTGGTGAACCGGTCGATCGCCCGGTCCATCCGCTGCTCGACGTTGGTGGGGAACTCGATCACCTTGTCCGGGAAGCTGGCCGCCCAGGCATCCAGGTAGTCCTGCCACCGGTACGGGTCGGCGAACATCACCGCCACGTCGTAGGCCGCGAACGTCTCCCGCACCACCTGGTCGACCTCGGCCGTGGGGATCCGCCAGTCCTTCTCCCCCTCGGGCCGCTCCCAGATCCGGATCTCAAACAGCTTCCCGTCGCTGTAGCGGGAGGCGACCAGCGCGGTGGCGTCCCGCCGCTTGGACCCGTCGAAACCGAGAGCGATCTTGTCGCCGGGCTGCAGCGGCGCCTCATCGGGCCGAGCCCGCGCATCCCACGCCTGCGGCTGCACGAACGCTTGCTGACCGACGACGATCTCATTCAGGAAGAACCGCCGCCGGTCCGCCTCCAGGTGGGTCTCGTTGCGGACCTCGTGGAAGATCCGGCCGCGGATGTTCACCCACCCGCCGCGCTCACGGGCCGAGTCGCCGTACTGGCGCAGCAGCTCCCGGTACAGCGCCTCATCGTCGTACAGGTCCTCGACCCGGTGCGGCTGGACGGTGTCGATGTAGATCCGCGGGTTGCCGGACTCGGCGGTGACCTGCGCCTCCGACATCTCCGTCGGGTCCCACGCGTTGGTCAGCTCCAGCCACCGGCCGTCCATGCCGGCGATGTTCCGCTTGACCGCACCGGCCAGCTTCCGGAACCCGCCGGTGGTGGTCCACAGGTGCGTCTCGGTCAGCGTCGCCATCGTCATCGGCGCACCCAGACGCGCCCGGGCCGAGGTGGTGACCGGCTCCATGCGGCCGCCGCCGGGCAGGTTGATGCGGGTCTCCCCGATGTCCAGGCCCGGCATGTCCGCCAGCGGCCCGTTGCGGGCCATGGCCAGCAGCGGACGCCACGTGTTGTCGACCTGGTCCTCGGAGGTGCCCAGGCAGGCGATCAGCGGCGTCGGGTACGGCGCGCCGACCGGCTCACCGTAGGCGTCCCACCCCGCAAACCTCGTGGGGCCGAGGGCTTCGGCCCAGCAGATCGCCGCGCCGAAGGGGTCCTTGCCCCATTTCTGGGAGCGGCGCAGCTGCGCACCGAAGTAGTACAGCGAGTCCGGCGCCGGCCACGGCTGCGCGTCCTCGAACAGCCGGTAGTAGTGGAGCAGGAACCGCCACATCTCGTCGGTCAGCCGGTACGGCTCACCCTGCCGGTGCCCGTCCGGGATGACCAGGTGCGCCTCGATCCATTCCCCGACCAGGTAACCCAGCGTCGGGAACTCACCCGGCTCGCTCGGTCCCCGCCACGGCATCAGACCGCCTTGATCCGCCTGCGCACGTCGTCGATCGAGGAGACCCGCCGCTGCTCGGCGACCTCATCGGAGGCGATCTCCCACAGCAGCAGCCGCATCGCCTTGGGGGTGAGGCCGAGCCGGTCTTCCAGCGCGGTCGCCTGCGCCAGCAACGGCGGCTCGGTGGTCAGCTCGGCGCGCACCATGACCCGGCAGTAACGGGCGACGGTGCGGGTCCAGCCGAGCCGTTCCCAGGCAACCGCCTGCGGCGTCCTCCACAGCTGTTCCCACGCGGCCTTCTCGGCCTTGGTCTGCCGGCCGGGCAGCGGCCACGGTGGCGGGTCGCCCTGGCGGCCCTCGGCAGGCAGTCTCAGCGGGCCGACTCGGGCGTTGCGCCGGGCCGGGTCGAACTTGGGGGGGTTGGGCATCCCCGGCCTCCTACCTTCCTGAAATCTCGTTATCGCGCGTTTGCGCGGGGCGGCATGATGGCGGGCATGCCATCTGCGAAGTGGTCTTTGAGCGCCGACGACGTCGTCGCGCTCCCGGTCGATGAGCTGGCCCTCCTGGTCCTGCGAGACGCCGGCCCCGACCACCTGACGCGCGCCGGCCGGGCGCCGAACGTCCGAGCCTGCGCCCGGCCGGGCGCGTTGTACGGTTCACGAGCCCCTGACCAGGTCTGGAACCGTACAG